CCTGCTCGAGACCGGCTGGGCGTCCTGCCAGCTCATCCGCTTCCGCGACGGGCTCTTGCAGAAGATCGGCGGCTGGGCGAAGGCGATCCAGACGGCGTTCCAGGGCGTCTGTCGCGGGCTCCATTCCTGGACGCAGATCGACGGGCTGCTCGATCTCGGCATCGGCACGCATCTGAAGCTCTTTCTCTATCAGCTCGGCTCGTTCTATGACCTGACGCCGGTGCAGAACAGCGGCACCAGCGCCACCAATTTCTACAGCACCAGCAGCGGGTCGACCATCGTCACCGTCGCGATCACGGCGCATGGCGCCGGCACGGGGGATTTCTACGAGGCGCTGACCTCGGCCTCGGGCGGCGGGGTCACGATCTCGGGCGAATACCAGGTGACGGTGGTCGATGCGAACCACTTCACGATCGAGGCCGCGACCGCGGCGACCTCCAGCACCGGCTTCGGCAACGGCGTCTCCTGGCAGTTGCTGCTGTCGGTGGGCGAGCAGGACACGATCTTCGAGCAGGGCTACGGCACCGGCCCCTATGGCAGCGGCCCCTATGGCGAAAGCGGCGGCAGCGGCGGCTATGCCGTGCTCTGCCGCCTGTGGTTCATCGACAATTGGGGCGAGTTCCTGCTCGCCTGCCCGCAGAATGGCGGCATCTATCAATGGCAGCCCTCGAGCGGCACCACCACGCGCGCCGCCATTATTCCAACGGCGCCGACGCAGAATGCCGGCCTCTTGGTGGCGCTGCCGCAGCAGCAGGCGGTCGCCTTCGGCACCAACAACGGCGTGAGCGAGCAGGACCCGATGCTGGTGGCATGGTCGGACAGCGGCGACAACACCGACTGGACGGCGTCCACCACCAATGAGGCCGGCACCTATCGCCTGCCGCGCGGCTCGCGCATCGTCGGCGCGGTCGGCTCGCCCTTGGCCATCCTGCTGTGGACGAATGAGGGCCTGTGGATCATGCAATATATCGGCCTGCCCTTCGTCTACAGCTTCACCCAGGTCGGATTCGGCTGCGGCCTCATCGCGCCCAAGGCGGCGGCGAGCACGCCCTTCGGCGTGTTCTGGATGGAAAGCACCGGCAATTTCTACATGTACAACGGCAGCGTCGTGCCGGTGGAATGCCTGGTGCGCGACCAGGTGGCCGGCAACATCAACGAGGCGCAGGCGAACAAGATCTTCGCCGCGGTCAATACCGCCTGGAACGAGGTCTTCTGGTTCTATCCCTCGCTCGAGAGCACCGAGATCGACAGCTACGTCAAATACAATTACGCCGAGCAGCTCTGGGACTATGGGCTGCTCGCGCGGACGGCCTGGGAGGACCACACGAATTTTCCGACGCCAGTGGCGACGGATCCCAACGGCTTTCTCTACGTGCACGAGAGCGGCACCGACGCCGATGGCAGCCCGATGGATGCCTGGGCGCAGACGGGATATCTCATGCTGGCCGAGGGCGAGCAGATGGGATTCATGGAGCGCGTGATCCCGGATTTCGCGAGCTTTGCCGGGCCGCTCGCGCTCACCGCCTTTGCGGTGGACCATCCCAACAGCGATACGCCCGCGGCCTACGGCCCCTTCACGGTGGCGCCGGGGGCGACGCCTTATGTGACGCTGCGCGCGCGCGGGCGCGGCGTCGCGCTCAAGCTCGAAAGCAACGCGCTCGGCGGGAATTTCCGGGTGGGGAATATCCGGGCGAAGGTGAGCGGGGCGGGAAAGAGATGAGGGCGGTGTCTCTTTCTGCACGGTGCGGGCTTTCGCGGTTTGCCGCGCAAACCGCTGGCGCCCGCCAGCGACGACCCTTCGGGTCGCGCTAATGCCGCTGCAGCTTCCGCGCTGGACCGGGGCCGACAACCCGCCGGGCATCCGCGCGTGGGTCAATCAATTCGCGGGCGCGATCGAGCGGCTGCTCACGGCGGGCGCGGCGCTCGGGGCGAACGCGGCGCCGAACGGGCCGGCTGGGGGCGATCTCGGCGGCCAATACCCGGCGCCGACGGTCATAGAGACGCATCTCGCGAGCCCGCTGCCGGTGGCGCAGGGCGGGATGGGCGGCGCAAGCCTCGCGGCGCATGCGGTGCTGGTGGGCGAAGGAACGAGCCCGGTCGCGCAGGTTGCGCCCGGCCCGGCGGGAAACGTGCTCACCAGCAACGGCCCGAGCGCCGATCCCTCCTTCCAAGCGCCGCCGGTCGGCGTGCCGACGGGCGCCATCTTCGACTTCGCCGGAACCGCCGCGCCGAGCGGTTGGCTGCTCTGCGACGGCTCGTCCTACAGCACCTCGACCTACGCCAATCTCTTCGCCGTCATCGGCTATGCCTATGGCGGCTCGGGCTCGAGCTTCAACGTGCCGGATGCGCGCGGGCGGGTGAGCGCGGGCTATGACAGCGGCAATGCCAGCGGAAGGCTGACGGCGAGCACCGGCCAAGGCGTCTCGGCCGCCGCGGTCGGCAACAGCGGCGGCGAGCAAGCGCATGCGCAGCAGATTTCGGAAATGCCTTCGCATAACCACACGATTAATGATCCGGGCCACAGCCATTCCATGGAAAACGGCACCGGCAGCGGCGGTGTCGGCGGCGGCGGCACCAATAACCCGCCTGCCGGCACCAGCTCCGCGACGACCGGCATCACGGTCAACACCACCGGCGGCGGCAACGCCTTCAACGTCGTGCAGCCGACGATCATCTTCCTCAAGATCATCAAGACCTAGGAGCTGGAATGCCGAAAATCCCCGATGCGGTCTCCGATCCGCGCGGCTATGCGCAATCGCAGGCGCAGGCGCCGGACCGACCGCCGTTGCACCACATCCAGCAACGCCGCTTCGTGCCGGCGGCCCATGGCGGCGAGCCGAGAGAGGCGCCGCACGCCGCGATCGTCACCGTCGATCTCGGCGGCGAGCGCATGCGCTGCATCGTGCGCAAGGTGCTCGACGAGGACACGGTCATCCTCGAGATCACCGGCGTGCCGATGTCGCGCAACCACGGCCACAAGCAAGGCGACTTCGTGGGCGCGCGCCGCCAGCGCGGCCTGCACGGCGGCGACGAGTGGAAGGCGGTCAACGAGCGCATCATCAACGAGATCGAGCGGCGCCGCCTTGCCGAGGAACGCCAGGCGCGGCTCGAAGCGAAAAGCCAGGCGGCGGCGAAGCGCCCGCCGGCGCGACGCCGCGGAGAGAAATAAGCCATGCCGACCATGCCATCCACCTGGCGCCGCAACCGCCAAACCGGCGGCATCGCGCCGCCCGCCTATCTCGGCGCAAGCCCGCAGGCACAACAGCTCTATCAGCGCTATGCCAGCCTGCCGCTCGACAAGCTGCAGCAGATGGCCGTGATGGTGCCGCCCAGCAGCCCCCAGGGCCAGATGATCCGCAAGGCGATGACGGCAAAGCAACTGGCGCCGGCGGCGACGAACGCCTTTCCTGCGCCCGCGCCGATGCCGGTGCCGGGAGGCCAGGGCGCCGCCGCCACCCCCGCCGCGCCGCCCCAGGCGCGCGGCGGCGGCATTCGCCGCTTCGACGGCGGCGGCTCGACCGGAGGGGCGGGAGGCGCCGCGCCTGCCGCAGCGTCCGCGCCGGATGCTGCCTTCGACGACGATCCCTGGACCCAGGGCGGCGGCTGGACGACGGCGCGAGGATCGGCCGACGCGCCGCAGTGGACGGCAGGATCCCGGGGGAGGGCGGGCTTCCCCTCGCTCGGCTCCGTCGCGGACGCCCAAGGCGGCTTTCCTTCCGCCGATCCGAACGCCCCTTATGCCGGCGCGGGCGATGCCAATGGCAGCACGGCATCCGGCGGCGGCGGATATATCCGCGGCGCCTATGGCACGCTGCTGCCGGTGACGTCGTTCTCGGCCGGGAACCCGGGCGAGCTGGGGCCGAGCTGGTCGCCGGGGCAGGCGCTGCTGACGCCCTCGAGCGCGATCACGGCCGCGCCGTCGGGCTTCGGCGGAACGCCGGCGAACCCGCCGGCGGTGACGCCGGCGCCCACCGGCTTCATGCCCTATGACCAGCCTCCCCCGCCACCCCCCTCGCCCTGGAGCGGCTCCTTCTACAACGGCGTGCCGATCGGCGGCGGCGGCCAGAAGCGCGGCGGCGTCGTCCCGCGCCGCGCCGGCGGCGGTCCCAATCCGCAGGCGATGGCCGGCGTCGCCGCGCCGGGCGCCATGGGCGAGCTCTATCACCCCGGCGGCTTCCTCCAGTCGCCGGTCGCCGGCCGCACCGACCATCTGCCGCTGGCGGTGCCGGCGGACAGCCATGTGATTCCGGCCGACGTGGTCTCCGGCATCGGGGAGGGCAACAGCCTCAACGGCGCGCATCTCCTCGACACGATGTTCCACAACGGCCGCTGGGGCGCAAAGGCGCCCAAGGCGCGCGCGCCTTCGCCCGCGCTCTTCCCGCCGCCGCGGGCGCCGCAACGCGCCGCCGGCGGCCCGCCGGCCAACCCCGACCGCACCACGTCCATTCTCGCCGCCGGCGGCGAATACGTGGTGCGGCCGGAAGCGGTCGAGCATTTCGGCGCAATCGCCAAGCGGCGCGAGCCCCAGCGCCATGCGCGGAAATCGGCGATGCAGGCGGGCCATGACGTGATCGACGATTTCATCGTCAAGGCGCGAAAGCACATCGTCCGCACGATGAAGCGGCTGCCGGGGCCCGTCAAATCATGAGCGAGAGAGAGACCGGCTTTGCCGGCGTGCGCCTCGCGCGGCCGGAAGACGAAGAGCCGATCTATCGCCTTCTGCTCGAGCTCTATGTCGAGAACGCGCTGCTGCCGATGGATGAAAAGAAGGTCCGCGGCGTCATCTACAAGGGCACGCATGGCGAAGGCGGCATCGTCGGCGTCATCGACGGCGCGCAAGGCATCGAGGCGTCGATCGGCATGGCCTTCTCGCAATTCTGGTACACGGAGGCGTGGCACCTGAACGAGCTCTGGTGCTTCGTCCATCCCGACCACCGCAAATCCACCCATGCGAGGCGCCTCATCGAGTTCGGCAAATGGTGCGCCGACCGGTTGAGCACGGGCGAGCTGCGCGTTCCCCTCCTGCTCGGCATCGTGACGCGCCACCGCCTTTTGCCGAAGCTGCGTCTCTTCCAGCGCCAGGCGCCGCAAGTGGGCGCCTTGTTCATGCACGGGGTCGACATGCCCGACGGCTATCGCCAGCGGCGCGCGGCGGAGATCGCGCCGGCGAAAATGCCGCGCGGCAGCGTGCCCGCCGTCTCTCTAAAAACCGTCGGAGGCTGAGCCATGGGGTGCGGCAGCGGGACCAACACCGTCGTCCAGCAGAGCTCGCCGCCGGCGCCGGTGCTGGCGGCCTATCAGGGCCTCGTCAATCAGGGCACGGCGGTGGCGCAGACGCCGCTCAGCCAATATCAGGGGCCGGTCATCGCCGGCTTCAATCCGACTCAGCAGGCGGCATTTGCCGAGACGAACCAGGCGCAGGGCTCGGCGCTTCCCTACATCAACGCGGCGCAGAATTATCTCGCGGCCGGCGCGACGCCAGCGATGTCGCAAGTGCAGGGGTTCAACACGCTCAACGAGTTCCAGAACCCATATACGAGCACCGTGACGCAGGCGCTGCAAAACCTCTACGCCAACCAGAACGCGCAGCAGTTCAACGCGGCGACGGCGCAGGGAAATGCATTGGGCAACGGCTTCGGCGGCGACCGGACCGCGGTGCTCGACGCGCAGCTTGCCCAGCAGCAGAACCTTGCCGAGGCGCCAACCCTCGCCAACGTCTTGAGCACCGGCTTCACCGGCGCCGAGCAGGAATTGAACGCGCAGCAGAATCTCCAGTTGCAAGGCGCGGAAGGCACGGGATGGCTGGCGGAGAACGCGGCCGGTCTCGAAAGCGGCCTCGGCGCGGCGGCGATGAATTCGCTGCTTTCCGGCGCTTCGGCCGAGCTGCAGACCGGCGCGCTCCAGCAGCAGCTTCAGCAGGAAGAGCTGGCGGTGCCGGCGGCGCAATTTCAGACGGCGCAGGCCTTTCCCTATGCGGCGACGAATTTCCTCGCGGGCATTACCGAAGGCGCCGGCTCCGGCATGGGCGGCACGTCGAGCACGACCGGGCCGGGGCCGAGCGTTCTTGGGCAGGTGGCCGGCTTAGGCATCACGGGGCTCGGCGCTTACGGGCTTTATAACAATTTGTCGGCCGGTCCGAGCAGTGCCATACCGGCGGGCATGGACACGGCTTTTTCGGCACCTCAAGGCGCTTTTACGATAGCCCCTGCAGCAGCGGCCACCGATGCCGCCCTGGGCTATTCGGCGCTTACCGATGCGCCTCTCGTCGGCGCCGGCATGTCGCTCTTCGCTGGCGCCAAGCGCGGCGGCCGTATCGGGTTCCCCTCGATCCATCGCGACAACGGCGGCTTCATCCCCGGCCTTTCGGCGAACGACGCCGACGACGTCCGGCGAGCAATCCAGTTGGCGAGCGCCATGCCGGTGCCGCAAGGCGGCAGCGGCTCGCGTGCATCGCTCAACATCAAAGCCCCTTCTCCCAGCCAATTGCCGCAGGGGGTCGATTTCGGCTCGCTCCTGCGCGATATCGGCGTGGCCAATCAGGCAGTGAAATCCTTGCCGCAACAGCAATGCCGCGGCGGCTCGACGGGATTCCCGAGCTTTTCGACCGGCGGCTTCCCGCGCGGTTTTGCCGATGCGAGTCCATCCGGGAACGTTGGCGATAACGAAGATTCCGGATTCCCGTCCACCTTCAATCAGCCGGCGTCTTCAGGCCAAGACGGCCTTTCGCGCGCGTTCTCCTCGCCGTGGATGTCGCTCATCGCGGCCGGCGCCGGCATGATGGCGTCGAAATCGCCTTATCCGGGCGTTGCGCTCGGCGAAGGAATTCAGAGCGGCTTGCGCTATGCCGCCGGCCAAAAGGAGGCGCAGCTCCAAGCGAAACGCGCCAACGCCCCCTATGTAGACATCTCCGGCGCGACGATGAAGATCGTCTATCCCGACGGCCGGATCATCCCTACCTCCCTCGGCACCGGCCAGGCGGGGCAGGGCCAGCCGTCCTCGCCGGTCAGCCCGGCCAGCTAAGGGCCGGCGGCGATTGACCCCGCGTGGGAAGCGGGGTGACCTGAGCGGCGGGATCCGGAACCGCTGGATCGCCTTCGTCGCGAGCGCCGGCGCGAAACGGCCGAGCATCCTCTCGCCAGCCAAGCCGCCTTCGGGCGGCTTTTCATTTACCGGAGCGGAAGATGGACGAAAAACCCGCCGGTCTTCTGTGCCGCATGGGGCAAAGCGACCTCGTCGCCGGCGTCTCGCGCGGCATCGTCATCGCGATCTCGGTGCTGGGGCCGGCCATGGGGGCGATGATCCTGTGGTGGGTCAGCGATCTCGGATCGAAGCTCGACCATATCGACGACCGGATCGCCAAGCTCTTCGACAAGGTCAGCGCCATCGAAACCGCCGGCGCCGGCGCCGCGGTGACGATGCAAACGCAGGGAGGGCGGATCGACAGGCTCGAGCAGGAGAGCCGGGACAATGACCGGCGCATCACCCGGCTCGAGGCCTTGCGGGGCGCGCCGTGAGCGATCTCGTCAAGCCGCCGACGCGCGGCGAGAAGAACGCCAATCCCGGCAATATCCGTTTCGACCTCCTCACCCGATGGCTGGGGCAGGTGGGACATGACGGCGACGGCTTCTGCGTCTTCGATACGCCGGAGCACGGCATCCGCGCGCTCGCCCGGGTGCTGCTGAACTATCAGCGCCTCGACGGCTGCCGCACGCTCGCCGACGTGGTCCGCCGCTACGCGCCCCAAAGCGAGAACGACGCCGCCGCCTATCTCGCCGACGTCGCGGCGCGCACCGGCATCGGCGCGGATGGCGCGCTCGACCTCACGCATCCCGGCAAGCTCGCCACTCTCGCCCGCGCGATCATTTTTCACGAGAACGGCCGCTGCCTCTACGACGCGGCCACCATCGCCAAGGCGGTCGCCTTGGCGCTTCAAGCCTAGGAGCCTCGCCATGAGCCGAGACGACGTTCTCGCCATCCTCCGCCACGTGCTCACCACGGCGGGCGGAGCCCTCGTCACCAACGGCGTGCTGAGCGCCTCGCAACTTCAGGACGGCGTCGGCGCCGTCGTCGTGCTCGCCGGCATCGCCTGGTCGCTCTTCAACAAGATGCAGCACCGCCGCGCGCTCGCCGCGGCGCAAGCCGCGCAATAGTTCCACCTCATCGCCGCAATCCCCATGAAGGAGACAGTCCCCATGTCCGCTACGACGACGACACCCGCCGCAACGCCCACCGCGCCGAGCCTCCTCGGCACGATCATCCAGAACCTCAGCGACCAGGAGCTGATCAACGCCGGCCCGGACGTGATCTCGGCCATCGCGCAGCTTCAGGCGACGAGC